CTGAAGATATTTTTGCACAAATAAAGGAGTAAATAAATGCCGGTTCCTGGTCTTGGTGCAGATATTGGCACAGGGGGACAAAATATATTAAAGAAAGGTGTTGTAGTAGAAGTAATATATGACCCATCGCTTTATGACTTAGAGATGCAAGAGAAGCTTGTCGCATCACTTCCACCCCTACAAAATCCTCAAGCATTTCAATTTTGTCCAAGAAATTCATGTATTGTAAGGCAATATGGACAAGGTAAAGGAACTGGCTACACGACTCTTTTGGCGTTTCCATTTTTTCCTCCCCATATTTCGCTTCCTTTAAAGCCTGGTGAGAGTGTGTGGCTCATTTCACCAGGTTTAGATGGGTTAAATCCAGAAGAGGTGTATTGGATATCCAGAATAACGTCGTCAAGAATTGGTGAAGACTTGAATTATTCCCATCTACAACGAAAGAATAATACTGTTACATCACTTCCGACATCTGTCGTTGTTCCGCCGAATGGCTTACCCAATTTTCCAAACATTGGAAATGATGGCAGCCCTGTTTTGGTTGGTGATCCCAAGGATAAAACGCAACCGCCTCCAAACCCTTTCGATAAAATAGTTGAAGAAAGTGAGTCATATAAAAATTTTACACCCCAACCAGTACCAAAATTCTCTAAGAGAATTGGCGATCTAACACTGCAAGGAAGTAACAATACTCTTATTTGTCTTGGTCAAGATAGAGGTTGGGCATATACCGATTCAGCATTAGAAACCCAGACAGAAAGCAATTCAACATTTCAAGGTGCTGAATTTGCTGGTACGATTGATATTGTGGCTGGAAGATCAAGATATCTCCCAATAGAAGCGCCTCCTGTTTCTCCTCATCCTACGACGAAGGATTTAGCTGGTTCAGATCCAATTGGTACGGGGTTTAGGACAATTGAGAATTTTCGAGCATATATTGAAAATGATAAAAATCCCGAAATAAATAATCTGTCTTCTAATCCAGCCGTTGAGGGCGATCCAGATTTTAGCGTCGACGCTGCAAGAGTTTATGTTTCGCAACAGACAAATGGTGATTTAAATTTTGGAATAAATCAAGATCTGGCCCCGGCTATTCCTTATGTTCCCGGTGTTCCATTTATACCAGGAACACCAGCAGATACGGCTTTTGCTATTCCGGAAGTTCCATCTATTGCAAGTGTCCCAGCAGTACCAGCAACACCGGGTGGAGCTCAAGATCGTATGGCCACAGGTTTTGAGGCAAAGATTGAACACATTAATGACGCCGCGTATGTTATAACGAAGGCCGATGAAGTTAGATTAATTGCTAGAAAGCAAGACGAAGATATCGCAAATGGAATACCTGAAATAAATGGCAGCATTAGGCTCATTAAAGAAGGTAAAAATAGCGAAGATCTGGCTGTCGTTGTCTTGTTGCCAGATGGAACGATTCAGATAAGTGGATCAAAGATTTACCTTGGCCGTCCAGGCGGTATGACTGCAATGACCCCAGCAGGAACTCCCGCCGGTGATGGAGGTCGAGGTGTTGGTCCCGGTCCTGGTGGCAGTGAGCCCTATGTTAGATATTCAGACCTCAAGGCTCTTTGGGACGCTTTTATGGATGAGATTAGTACGTTTTGTGACAATATGACCGGAGCACCAACTCCCGGTTATGGATCGCCATCACCGGCAATAGACGTCGCAGTAGCAACATTGAAGGCGAAAATTGGATCAACACATAAGCCAGACATATCGACAGTTCAATCAGAAAGAATTTTTGGAGAATAAATGCCGTTAGAATCATCAGCCTCAGGATTAGAAAGCGATCTAGATGTCGCATACACAAAGGCAAAAGACGACGGTGCCCAAGGTATAGATGTCATCCCTGGCCTCGCAGCTGATGTCGCCGCAGCAGTTCATAACTACATGCTGCAGGCTCTTGTATCAACAGATGTTGATGTTGACACTGGCCAAGCAGATACTGGTGGAGGTACTTCTCAATCCCCAGGAACCGGCACCGGGACAGGATTTTTGTCGTGATTAAGGAGGAATCCAATGCCGCTCTCTGCTGGTTATCCTGACTTAGTTGGTGATTTAGACGCTGCATATGTCAAAGCTCGCGACGACGGTGCTGACGGGGTAGATGTTATTCCACAGCAGGCTGCAGATGTTGGCAATGCGATTCACAAATATATGGAGACTGCACTTGTTGCAACAAGTGTTATAGTCGATCCAGGCCAAAGTTCAATGTCACCAGCAGGTACGGTAAATCCAAGCGGTACATATGCATCTCCAGGAAGTGGTCTTGGAACTGGCACCATATCTTTTGCGCAGGGAGATGTCTCAACACTCATAAGTGATATTGAGGCTGCTTACTACAAAGCTCGCGACGACGGTGCTGATGGGGTAGATGTCATCCCTGGCCTTGCCGGCGATATGAAGGTGGCAATTCATAAATTTGCGCTTACAGCAACGGTAGAAACTGATGTTGTGGTTAATCCTGGTGTGTCTGTTGTAGGGTACATGATGCTGGCTGGAACAGTGAGCGTACCTTTACCTGGAGTAACTCTTGTCGGATCAGGCGGTGGAGAAGGTTCTTTAAGCTAAGATGCTGTGGCGAAAATCATACGTTGAATAATTAAGTGATGGTGAAATATGTCAAATGCAGTAGAATATGATTTTGCATCAGTTGGTGAAACAGAATCCGTACTTTTAGAAAAAGAACGTGCGGAAGAAGAAACAGCTGTAAAAATTAACTTTAATCCAAAAACTCCACTTGAGTTCGGGGCCGGAACAAGCGGTTTGTTTGTAATGAATACAACTCTTTCTAATGCTATACGCGATAACTTAAAAAATCTTCTACTCACAAATTGGGGCGAGCGTGTTGGGCAGTATAAATTTGGAGCAAATCTAAAACCACTAACAACAGAACTTGGAACAAAGTCGTTTGATTCTGAGGCACTTCGAAGAATTAGGGACGCCTGCCGACTCTATATGCCCTATATTTCACTTGGAACTATGAAAATCGAAAACCTTTCAGAACAAACGACCGCAGCACTTGCGGCTGTGAAATTAACAATAACATACTCAGCACCTTCTGGTGGTGTAGTTGGTGATAAAATTTCTATTACATTAATGGCGACAGCATAAGGAATAAAGATGGCATCAAATTCTAAAGATATTAAGAAACAAGCTGAAAAATCTTATCTGGCAAAAGATTTTTCTGACTTTAAGTCGGAATTAACAACGTATGCTAGAAATTATTTTTCCGAGCAAATGACGGATTTTGGTGAAGCTTCCTTGGGTGGTATGTTTGTAGAACTTGCGGCATATGTTGGTGATACTATGAGCTTTTATCTCGATCATCAATTTAAAGAACTTGATCCAGTAACCGCAATTGAAGTACCTAATATTATTGCACACGCACGCAATGCTGGTGTAAGATTTTCCGGTGCAGCTCCGGCAGTAACACACGTAAAGCTTTTTATTGAATGTCCTGCCGAAAATTTAAGCGATGGATCATATGTGCCTGCAACAGCAGCGTTACCGCTTTTTAAAGAGGGAACAACAGTCGATTCAAATGAAGGGGTTAGTTTTACAACGACTGAAGACTTAGATTTTGCGGAAGTAGATATAAATGGAAATATGTTGGCTTCTTATCGCGTGCATAAAACAACAAGTACCGGTTCACCGTCAACATTTGTCGTAAGTAGAGATGCGCTATGTATATCTGGCAAGGTAACATCTGAAAATTTTTCGTTTCGGACTATGACCCCATTTAAAACGATAATGTTATCAAAGAAAAATATATCAGAAATAATTTCAATTGTTGATTCTGAAGAAAATGTTTATTATGAAGTCGACTTTTTGTCACAAAATACCGTATTTAAGCGATCAAAAAACTTAAGCACCGATGCCCTTGAAGTACCTTATTCAATAGAAATTCAGGCATGTCCTAGAAGGTTTGTTCGAGAAGTTAATGCACTAACAAGAAAAACGACATTGCAATTTGGATCTGGTGATGCTAACGCAATGGATGACGACATAGTCCCCGATCCTTCGGAATTGGCTCTTCCGCTTTACGGAAGGGAAACTATGACGCGTTTTTCGATTGATCCAAGATCATTGTTAAAAACGAAAACACTCGGTATTGCACCAGCAAATACTGTTCTTACTGTCACATATAGATATGGAGGTGGTTTAAATCACAACGTTAGCGCAGGAAGCATAACGACGGTTTCTAAGATATTGATTGATTTCCCAGGAAATCCAGATCCACGTGTTGCCGCAGGGGTCGTAAATTCTGTTGACGTTTCTAATAGCTCTAATGCAAAAGGAGGCGCTCCTTCCCCAAGCATTGAAGATTATCGAACTCAAATATTTGCAACAAGAAATCAACAATCAAGAATCGTATCACAAGATGATCTTCTTGCTCGCCTTTATTCACTTCCAGCAGAATTTGGAAGAGTATATAGAGCCGGACTTAGAAAAAGCGCCAGAAATCCATTGGCAACTGAACTTTTTGTTCTTTCGCAAAACCGCCAAGGTCAGCTTACAATTGCTCCAGACACTTTGAAGAAAAATTTAAGAAAATATCTAAATGAATATAGATTAATTTCCGACGCAATCGATGTATTAGATGCAGTAATAGTCAATTATGGGATTGAATATTCTGTGGTTGTAACTCCAGAATCGACAAAGTCCACAGTAAATGTTCAGGTGGCAAATAATATCGGGCTCGCAGTGCAGGGTAGACTTTTTCAAATTGATCAACCAATTGTTGAAGCAGATATTGTAAACGTTATAATCAACACTCCAGGTGTTTTGTCGTTACAAAGTTTGGTATTTTATTCTAGAAATGGCACAGTTTCTGGACGTACTTATAGCGACTATGTTTTTGACCTGGAGGCAAACAAATATAAAGGATTGATTATTCCTCCTTCTGGTGCAATATTTGAGGTTAAGTTTCCGACTTATGATATCACGGGTACTGCGGAGTAGGCATGTATTTAATTTTTACCGCAAGCAAAGACACTTACATTACCAACAAAATCATCGATAGTTCTTTTCGTGCAACAGATGCAAACGTTGGTTATGCTGGTACCATAGATTTATTTAAGCTTTATAATGAATCAATGATAAACAATGTTAGTGGCACAGCAGAAATTTCCAGAGGTTTTGTTAAATTCGACTATCAGCCGATAAAAAACTTAACAGGTTCAGTTATTGATCTCAATTCAAGCAATTTCAAAGCAATGTTTCAGCTTTCTAACTTGGTTGCAGGGACTGCAACTCCATCTAATTTTAAGCTTGTAGTTACTCCGCTTTCACAGGCTTTTAGGGAGGGTGTTGGCAGGGATCTTGTTGCGTTTTCCGATTTAGATACTGCAAATTTTATAACCGCGTCAATTTCAGATGGAACTCCATGGCATGGTGCTCGAACAGCTGGTGCTCCAATTATTTGGCATCTTTCCGGATCTGGAAAGGGAGGTTTGCTGGGTTCTGACAATATTGATTTTATAACGTCGGGAACAATCGACGGATCATTACAGTCGCTGGCCAGCGAACAAACGTTCACTATTGGCACTGAGGATTTGTTTGTCGATGTTACTAAGATTGTTTCTGCAACACTTGATGGAAAAATTCCAGATCATGGTTTTAGAATTGCGTTTACTGGAAGCGAAGAACAAGATACAAAGACAAGATTTGTGAAACGCTTTGCAAGCGTTCAATCTTCAAATCCGCTTAAAAAACCTCGTCTACACATCATTTTTAATGATAGTTCACAGGATTCAGGTGCAAATTTTGTTTTTGATCATTCTGGCTCATTATTTTTAAACAACTTTGTCAGAGGTCAACGCACAAATTTTGTATCTGGGGCTGCAGCAACATCTGTTTCTGGTGAAAGTTGTATGACATTAAGACTTGAGCTCAATGATTGGTCAAAGAAAATAACTGCATCGCAAATCACCCGTGGAACAGATTCAACCGCAATTACTGGCCTATATTCTGCGTCGTTTGCAATATCAACATTTGATACAACAAAAGTAAATTCGGAGAATGAGACACTACTTGATTTCATTAACTCGAGTGGTTCAATTACATTTACGACAATTTGGAGTTCTACCGATTCAATGGTTGGTTATCATACCGGTTCTTTGAAGGTTAAAAGATCTAATTCGTCAGACTATGTGTCGTCACCCAACAATCTAATTTTCAAAGTCATTGCGCTTCCATCAAAAATGCAACATGATGAAATATTGAAGGTTGCAATCTTTGTTGAAGATCGTTCACGCGAAGAAAAAGTGTATAAGGTACCTTACAGGGTTAAAAGTTCAATTCTGTCAAGCGTTTATTATAGAATTAGGGATTTAGACACTGGTTTAGTTGTGATTCCATTTGAAATTGCCAATAATGGAACAAAATTATCGTCTGATTCGCAAGGGATGTATTTTGAATTACGAACCCAATCTTTGCCTCGTGGAAGAAATTATGTTCTTGATCTTATGGTTAAAGATTATGGGCAGGAACAAATCTATCTTGGAGTTGGGCAAGGATTCAGGGTTGAGTAATGGCTAGAAAACGATTTAGCGAAATAACTAATGCAGGTCTTTTTAGCGCAGCAACAGTAACAAGGTTCGCTGCTCCTTCTGCGCGAAATAAATTGGAAAGTCTCGCAGGGTTATCTGGATCTGTAAATTTAACAACAGGCAGTTTCGACGTTGATTCGTTTGATGTCGCATTCAAGTCAACGCAGCAAATTCCTTTAGATTGGTCTAAGTTTGAAAAGCACGTATTTTTTGATTCGGCTCAAAGTAAAGTTAATGTCGCATTCGATACAATGATTAACTTTTTTCCGTTTGATTCATCAAAAGAAGATGTGAAAGTTTTTCTACAAGGACTTACAGGATATGAACGTCATCTTTATGACGTTTGGCCAAAGCATGTTGGCTATTTAAATTTTTCTGGTACTGTACCTGGCGAAACTGGTGGTACTCCAACGTATATTCCCATCGTCGACCGCGCCGGCGATCTTTATCCAACGATTTCAACACGAAATGATGGAGCACCAGTAATAGATTTGTCGACCAACCCATTTTCAATAATGTTTTGGCTCCATTTACCGACAAAACAAAATTATAATTCGATTATTTGTCAAAAGCTCGCTGGTTCTAGTTCGTTAAATCATGGTTTTACTGTAGGAGTTAATGCGGATGCCACATCGACACAAGCTAATGTTGTTGCAATGTTGTCAAGTGGGAGCACTGCTCTTTCTGCAAGCGCGATATTTGAGAAGGGTGATAATTTTTCACATTGCGCAGTCCAATTTTCAAGAACTCCTGGTGAGTTACCTGTTTTAGAAATTTGGCGCAATGGCAATATGGTCGCAACGTCTTCGCTTACGGCTGATTTTGGAGCATTTGATTTTCTTGGAGCAGATTTGAATATAGGCTCTGGGAGCGCCCACTATTTAGGGACACTTACTACCGAATTCACTCCAACGACAACTTTATCCGGTGCTTTAGACGATTTTAGAATTTATGGTTCACAGAAAAACAAGGCGCAAATACGCGAAATAGCGTCAGGAAGTACGGATATTGAGCAATCTCTATTTGCTTGGTACAAATTTAACGAAGCAACCGGCTCATATGCAAATAATTCCGTTGTGTTAGATTCTTCTGGTAATTCGTTGCATGGAAAGATATCGAATTATAAAATATCACTTCGTGTTAACAACATGCAAGACCCAGTCGTAAATGAAGCCAAGTTCTATGAGCCGGTTTTGTTCCCGTCACAGCCAGATATCGTCAACTTTAACTCCAGACTTCTTTCTTCAGCATCAAAATACGATGCCAATAATCCTAACTTAATTACAAAGTTGGTGCCACAACATTATCTAGTTGAGTCTGCGTATGCAGAAGGTTTTCAAAATGAAGCTGCCAATACTGGAGACATGTATGGTTATGTTTCTGATTTTCCTGGTGGTGGAAAGGTAGGCCAACCACAAATTATAGCATCTCTTTTGTTTACATGGGCTAAGTTTTTTGACGAAATTAAGCTTTTCATTGATCAGTTTGGTAATTTGCTTCATATGCAATACGACGATGAGTCAACCACGGCAGATATTATGATTCCATTCTTTGCAAAATATTATGGACTCGTTTTACCAAACATGTTTTCAGGCGCTTCAGTCCAGCAATTTTTGCGCGGTCAAAACATAACGACAGATCCAGGTGCTTCGAATTCATCGCTGGCTTATATTCAGGCACAAATTTGGAGAAGAATTCTTGTTAATATAAATGACGTAATCAGGTCTAAAGGTACACTTCATGCCGTAAAGTCAATAATTAGAGCAACTGGAATTGAACCAGATAATATGTTTAGGTTTCGTGAATTTGGTGGTCCAAGATATCTTTCATTGACAAGAACAAGATCTGATCGCTCTGAGGTTAGTAGCTTGTTGCAGTTTAGTTCTTCATCTTTTGCAGCAAGTCCATTTATGAGTGGAAGTAGAATCGAAATAGGTACACCAACACCAAAAGGGACTATGCTTGATAAAACTATTGAATTTCCACATGGCAAGTCAAATTATAGATGGGATGGTCTTTTTACGTCTGGTTCTTGGACTGTTGAATTTTTGGTAAAACCAAAATCATCTGATCTTATTACAACAATGAGCCTTGGTCGTATGTGTACAACCGGCTCAATAGGCGAAGTTGTTTTGGCGAACTGCACCGCAGTTAATCCGCCAGTAAATTCAAAATTAACTGGATCTTTGAGAGTTTGGCACCGTCCAATTGCGGCGTATAATGGAAGCGAAGAGGTACCGTCATTACCTATTGAGGTGTTTTTAACAGGAACAAACGTTTTTGATGGGAATGTTTGGCATGTTGCTTATGGTAGAAAGATACTAAATGATTTCACTGCAAGCTATTTTTTAAGGGCAGGAAAACAAAATTTTGGAAATCTTTCAGAGTTTAATTACACCGAAATTACTGCGTCCTATCATACTGGCAATTTATACCAAAGTGGTTCAGGCGTTACGAATGTTTCAGGTTCATTTTTGCAATTTGGAAAAGCTGCATTTGCTTCCCATGCTGGCGGCCTAAATTCTTCAGCGGTAACTTTACATGCGAAAGCGACGAGATTTAGTGGTTCAATGGGCAGATATCGCTTCTGGTCAAAAGAGCTCAATCTTGACGAAAACCGCGAGCATGTTAGAAACTTTAAGTCTGTTGGCGTAGCCAACCCACTAATTAATTACAATTTTGTGACGAAAGAAACTGGGTCATTTGAGAGAATGAGGTTAGACGTCCAATGCGACCAGCGAATAACTCAGTCTTCTGCAACAGGATTTATATCGTTATTCGACTACTCACAAAACAATTACCATTTTAGCGGCTCCAATTTTAGGAAGTCAATTCAAGTAATAAATCCACAGCAGTTTAATTTTAGTACTCTTGAACCAAAGTTTGATGAGAGAAGTACTGACAACAAAATTAGAATCGCAGGTTTTCAGGAAGATGTTAATATAAAAGAATTTTCAACTCTTAAATCACCAGTTACTCATATTCCGCTGGGTACACCAGTCACCGACGACACACGTTTTTCAATTGAAGTATCTTCGGTCAGAGCACTGAATGATGATATTATGCTTATTCTTGGAACGCTAGAATTCTTTGATGATGCCCTTGGTTCGCCAGAGCTTATGTACGCCACAGATTATCCGGATCTTGTCGCGCTTAGAGACGTTTATTTTAAGCGGTTGACAAATAGAGTAAACTATAAAAACTTGTTATCGTTTTATAAGTGGATTGATGAAAGTGTTGGTTTCCTGATTGCAAGAATGCTATCTCATAGCACAAACTTTTTGGGAATGAATTTTTACATTGAGTCACACGTTTTAGAGAGAAACAAATTGCAATATCAACAGGTTGACATTTATCTTGGAGAAAATGACAGGCGTGGTCTACAGACCGACTTGGGTCTTCAACAGGTCGTTGGTATTTTGAGGAGGTTCTAGTGACGACAATCACACCGCCTTTCACCGGTTCTTATGGGACCACACTCCAAGGCATTAATGTTACAACCTATGATCGCTTTGGAATGTCCGTGGCACCTAAGATGGGCCGGTCCAGCCAATCCAAGATATTGTTGTCCTCGTCCGCCGGTGTTATTGATGTAACACCAACAAATAATAATTTTTTCGATGATTCACTAAAGCTTCCGCAGCGATCAACTTTCCTGTCTGCCGTTGGAGCCATGGCGACTGGTTCTATTTCTTTTAGCGTTGCAGCCAGTGTAGATGACCAAATCGAGATAACGTCGACAGATGGTCGAATAGTTGTTTATACCGCAAAGGCATCAAGAAATTTTTCGCTAAATCAATTTGACCAAACCGGCACTGCGGCAGAGAATATTGCCAGCCTTATGACTGTCATAACTGCTTCACAAGGACATGGATCACGATTAACAGTGTCAGGTTCTGGTGAAGATCTATATCTAAGCCAAAGTATTTCAGGTATAGCCGGCAATACAACAATCGATCTCGTTGTAGGTTCACCAACAAACTATACAATATCTGGTTTTAGTGGTGGTCTCGGCGCACAAGGTGCAGTTTCAAAGACAGGTGCAGCTTATCTTGCCGGCACCCAACAAGTAATAACAGACAATGCTTCGCGTGTAATAGCATTGCCACAATATGATCTTAATAGGCAAACACTTGGTTTAGAACCTTTATTTACGCAGCAGTACCCGTTTGTTGAGATGGATGAGTTTAATCCTGTAAAGTACATCAAAGATCCATTGTCAATGGCGTGGCCAGTCGTTATGGAAAACCCGTCACCAATTGATCCATTCGATTTTAACGGTGCAATAGAGCCTTTGGCAATAAGAAAACCAATAGCTGGTTTTTCTACATTTTTAGGAACAGATGAAGACCCCGAGCCGACAGGAATTTACGGCTCAGTTTCGTCTGGCATGATGCAATCTGTTTTCTATAAAAAATCATCAGTCGCATCAAATTTTTATATCCCAAATGCCCCGGAGCACGCGCCATTTGAGCAGATTGGAGCTGAAGAAGCATACGATGAAACTCCTCCTCCTGCAATGACAGGATCGGTTATTATTTCATTTGCTGGTCTACCCAATTCAGGTGAACAAATAATTCTATCAGGTACCAATAGCGGGCAGTTATCTGGCTCTGTTGTATATGTGGCCGGAGTTTCTACAGATATACCAGCGCGCACATTCGATGTAAGCGGCACGCCTACTGCCACAGCTACAGCATTAGAGTCGTGTATTGCGGCTCACCAATCAGGGATTTTGTTGGCAAACGCTGTAGATAATCTTTTAATAATACATCAAATTGTTGGAGGCTTCGCTGGAAATACGCATATTTCATCTAGCCTAACAAACACAACAGGAAGTGCATTTCAAGGCGGAACTGGTCCATATTTACCATTAAGTGATTATGTTAAACCACTACCTTATATGACTGATTTAACGTCTAGCATCTCTCCTTATATAGATAAAACATCACAAACAGCATTTTCAAATATTTCCAGCGGCGAAATTAGAAGAACTATGATGAAAGTATTTGGTACAACAGAAATTCTTGGACGTCCAAGTCTAGAGTCACGTAGCGCCCCATGTGGTTGGAATTACGAGAACACTCCGCTTGGAATCGATTCAATTGCTTTTGGTGGTTTGAAGAAATGAAGAAAACAACGCAAATAGTTAGAGGCTATGATCTGAATGATAGATTTGGTTCATATAAGGAAAACAGTAACCTGAAGCAATGGGTTAGGTTTAACCCTGAAAAAAGATATCCTGCTCGCGGGAAAATGGTTAAAGGTCTTGAGGCTCAAGGATTAGAGTCAACAACAACACTTTATAATACCACGGTTGCACAGGACGTTCCTGTTTATCGATCTTTGTCTGACGAGACATATTTGACACCGGGTGGTGGTAACGGATCAATTGTCACCAATACCGAGACAAGATTGGTAACTGATCTGACATCGAAAGCAGGTTTAACCGACGAAAAATTCAGTATATCTATTTGGGCCAATTTTCAAAATTCAAATATTGCACCAGAAACCGATGCTCAAATAGCGATGGTTTCGACAGCAAATTATCACTATCAGATTGTATATGACAAGGACGGCGCTGGTGGACCAGATTGGCGCCCATCAATCAACATCAATGTTTTAGATTTAGGCTTTGCACCTCAAACAAATGCCGTTTATGAGCTTATCGAAGGTGTAGCACCAGATAAAAAATGGGAAGGGTGGGGTTCGTTAACGCTAACAATGGAAGCGGCATCAGGTCAAGCAGCTCTGGACCCTGGTGCAGATTGGGCTGTGTCATTTAATGGTGTGGCTTTGTCTGCAATCAGCACTGGTGCAGCCGCCGGCCCCGAACCCGCAGCTTCTATTGCTACTCTTACTGTTGGTGGCCCAATCATAGCAGCATCAAAGCCTGGTAGAATAACTGCGTATGGTGAAGTGGCAATTTGGAACAAGAAGCTCTCCAAAGTCTCGCTTGATGCAATATATGAAAGAGGGACTACGGCAGCAAGTTCCGGATTTGCTTCCCTCGGCCCACGGGCTCGGGTTTGTGCAGTTGCATGTGAGAAAGATGCATATCCAACGATTAGCAGATCAACAGATCAACGCCGGCTAAATAGAAATTCTCCGTATTTTATCGATTCAGAGACTATAGTGTTTGGAGAAGGCCTGGGTACTCCGGTTAATCTTGCTACTAGACTACTGTCTGCAAGCTTGGATGAGAATGGGCTTATTGCATCGCCAAACACCG